TGCAGAAGCTGAAGAAGACTTGTTAGGCGAAACCGAACTAACCAGCTCAGACTTCGTAAACAGAAAAGCCTTAGAATCAGATGGTTTAAATGGTATGACCATCATGGGCATCAAGTTCATCGTTATCCCTGATATGGATGAAGGTGGTTTAACTGATGGCAAAGGCTTCATGTTTAATGAGATGGCTGTTGGTTATGCTTCAAGTGAACGCCTGGGTGGTGACATCTCCTGGGAAAACGTCAAGACTTCTTACCTAATCAATATGTGGTTAGAAGCTAACGCTGCCGTAATTGATCCGCGCGGTCTCGTTGAAATTGACTTTGTATAACCACAACTGAATTAGGAGAAATTAATCATGGCTTTTGATATTAATTATTTAGGCAGAGTAAGTAGCTCAGCCAACTCCCAGGCTAAAAAGGTCTGGTCTTATAACGGTACATCTGACGGCACGAATGAAACTGTTGCAACTATCGTTGCCAGTGGATACTTCAACTCTGCTCAGCAGAATCTGACAAGTGGTAGTGAGTCAGGTCTCTTTTCAGTTGGTGATGTTATCCATGT